GATAATCCAAAACTGATGGATTATTTAAAAGAAAAAATAAAGGAGGGTTAATGCCACAACCAGTAATGACAAAATATAAACAGGGTGACCTTGGTAAGCCCTATCCAAAGAAAAAGGATAAAAAGAACTTGAATTTATCAGCACACGGTGGAGAAGCCGATGTTGATATTGCAACTAAAGATTATCCAACCAAGAAAAATACACATGTGCAATCTTCTTTCTGGAAGATGGCCAAAGAAAAAGATTATTAGGAGGAACAATGCCACAACCAATTATGAAAAAATACAAGCATGGTGAAACGGGTGATGCTTATCCAAAATCTGCTAATGAAAAACTTGATGGAAGTATTATGAAAAAATACTCTCATGGAGAATTTTCTGATGCAGGAGGAAAAGCACCGAAAGAAAAACTTGAAGCTTGGTCAAAAGAAAAAATTAAGCACGGCTCATTTAACAGTTAGAACTAATGGCAAAGGTACAGCAAGCAGATATTCTTGCTTTAGGTGATAAAAAGCGTAAAGACAGAGAGGAATATGAGATATCAAGTCTTGCCGGTTTAATTAAAAGTAAATTTATTGATTCAGAAAACTCTCGTAGTTTTGACGAACAGCGTTGGTTGCGATCATATCGTAACTATAGGGGGGTTTATGGAAATGATATGGCTTTTACGGAAAGTGAAAAGTCAAAGGTTTTTGTAAAGATAACCAAGACGAAAGTTTTGGCGGCATATGGACAGTTGATAGAAGTTTTATTCTCTAGCGGAAAATTTCCGGTAGGAATAGATCCTACTCCTGTACCCGAAGGTATATCTGAATATGCCCATGTATCAAAGTTTAAAGATCAACAACCGGAGGCGAAAAGTCCTTATGGATTTCCTGGTGATGGAAAAGATTTTAGTGCGGGGACAACTTTTGACAGCATTCTTGGTGGACTGAAAGATGAATATCAAGGAGCGGAATTTACTGCCGGTGAATCAAAGGATGGAAGAGCAGAACCTCAAATTAGTCCTGCGGAAATGGCTGCAGCTAATATGGAGAAGATGGTGCATGATCAGTTGGATGAATCAAGTGCCGTATCTGTTTTGCGTCATGCCTTGTTTGAAACTGTATTACTTGGAACAGGAATTATAAAAGGCCCATTCAGTTACGAACAGTCAAGCCATAATTGGATAAAGAATGAAGAAACAGGTGAAAACGACTATTCACCAAAAACAAAACTTGTACCTCGAATTGAATCAGTGTCATGTTGGGATTTTTATCCTGATCCTGATGCTGTTAGAATCGAGGATGCGGAGTATGTTATTCAACGACATGTTTATAATCGTGCCCAAGTACGGGATTTAATTAATCGTCCTTTCTTTCGAGAAGAGGCAATTAGGGAAGCCCTTAATATGGGAGCGAGCTATCAAGCTCGTGGATATGAATCATCACTGCAAGACCGAGAATCAACGGATGAACTGAATAGAAAAAGATATGAAGTATTAGAATTTTGGGGAATGATGGATTCACAACTTGCAATAGAAGCAGGGTTGGATCTTGATGATGACATGGATGAACTTGATGAAGTTCAGATTAACTGTTGGGTATGCAACGGACAGATTATACGACTGGTATTAAATCCATTCACTCCATCACGACTTCCTTATTTGGTATGCCCATATGAAATAAATCCTTATCAGTTTTTTGGTGTGGGAATTCCAGAAAATATGGATGATGCTCAAACAATTATGAATGGCCATGCAAGAATGGCTATTGATAATTTGGCATTGGCGGGAAACTTAGTATTTGATATTGATGAAACAATGTTAGTACCTGGTCAGGATATGAAAGTATTTCCTGGAAAAATATTCAGGAGACAAAGCGGAATGCCCGGACAGGCAATTCACGGTGTCAAGTTTCCAAACACTTCAACAGAAAACTTGATGATGTTTGACAGGTTCAGGCAACTGGCGGATGAATCAACAGGGATACCATCTTATTCACATGGAACTACAGGCGTTCAGTCCACGACTAGAACTGCGGCAGGAATGTCAATGTTGATGGGAGCGGCGGCTCTTAGCATCAAGACGGTTATAAAGAACATAGATGACTTTTTACTTCGACCTTTGGGGGAAACATTTTTTGCATGGAACATGCAATTTAATGAAGACTCACCGGAAATAAAAGGTGATCTACATGTTAAGGCAAGAGGAACATCTTCATTGATGCAGAAGGAAGTACGATCACAACGATTGATGACTTTCTTGCAAGTGGCGTCAAATCAGAATTTGGCTCCGTTTGTCAGATGGCATTCTATACTGTCAGAGATTGCAAAATCACTGGACATAGAACCTGAAAAACTAATTAACGATCCGGAAAAAGCGGCAATTTTTGCAAAAATAATGGGAATGGCAAATGGAAATCAACAAAATCAAGGCACTGGTGGGCAGCCAACAGTGGCCACTAATGGAGCAGCTCCTGCAGGAGCGAATCCACAAGACATTACAGGCGTTGGCGGTGGCAACATCGGAGTTGGAGGTGTACCGCAACCAGGGGAGAGTGGCTTCTCTGCAGGAACTCCTAAACCTCAAGGAACAGCTTAGAAAGATTAAATGACAACATACAACGGAACAAATATGGGATTGGAGCAGGATGCTAGTGGCAACTGGGTTTTTACAAATCCAACTCAAGCATTCATAGATACTGATTCATTTTCCACTGCTGATCCTGCATTTCAATACGCACCAACCGATGATGCTACTGAAGATGATCAGGAGGAGGATTTTAGTCCTTGTCCTGCAGGATATATTTATGATAGCACGTTAAAACAATGCGTACCTGATCCAAATTATCAGGCACCGTCATTTTTAGGGGAGCCTACCGGTGGAACTGAACCAGACCAACCAGGATTACATATTCCGTCCAATGAAACAAAAGAACATTGGATTAATAATGCTAATACAATAATTACAGAAGGAGAAGGTGCAGGTACAGGTAAGACAGGATTGCAACTTTTTATAGATAATCTGGATGACAGAGGTTTTATTAAAAACGAAAATGGTAAAATAATTTTTGAGAAAGATATAAAAGGCAGTTCTATATATCAAGGAATGGCTAATATATTAGGCCATCAAGCAAAAGTAGATAAAATTGTACATGATTTACAGCGAATGGGTGCAATTAATGCCGAGGTAACTCTGAATGAAAAAGGGGATATGGTTTATACCTCAGAAATGGAATTAAGTGACCATGCCTTTGCATTTACTACTTATAATTATGATGCAACAGGAGAATACACAGGATTTACTACTCCAGACGGTAAAAAATTTACAAAGACAGGAACTTTTGGAACAGCAGGATATGAAAGTGCATGGGAAAAATATATGAATGAAATGGCAAAAGTTAAAACAAGCGTGACTAAGCCCGTTGAAGATGTTGAAGCAGAACTTGCAAAAGAAATTCTGTTTGGTTTATATGACGAAGAAAAGAAAAAAGAAGAAGAAAAAGAAAGAAAAGCTAAAGCTGACCAATTAAGAAGAGAAGCAGAAGAAGACCAAATTAAAAAAGAAAAAGAAAGAAGAGAGTTTGAAGATTTACAACCTGGTCAAAGTGTTACCGATAGCAGTGGTGATACTTATACGAAAAAGGATGATGGGGGGTATACATTTACACCTAAAGAAACTAAATCTGCAGTATCAAGAATAACTGAAACAGGAGTAAATTATGGTACAGGAAGAGGTGGAACTGCAACACAACAACAGCAAATGAAACAACAAGATACTAGACCAAAACAACGTGATTATACAAAGCATCATGCTTATGGATTATAATAGGAGGAATATATGGCAAACGGAATGATGAACGACCCTAATGCTATGGGAGGTCAACCTCCTATGGGTCAGCCCCCAGTGGGAAATCCAATGGGTGCAACAGCACCACCAGGTGCGGAAGCACCAATGGGAGGAGCGAATGACGCTGTTCTTGACATGCATTTAACAGAGGACGTTAAACGTGCATTACAGGAAAAGGGGGTTGATATATCTGTTGTTGCAGACAGGGGCCCCAAAGAACCTGTAATTGTTTTACCAATATCAGTTATTGTAAAAAGATATCCAGGTGGTACACCAGAAGATTCAATGAGACAATTCGTAGAAGACATGACAAAAGGCGGACAACCAACAGAAACAGAACAAGTTTCTGCTCCGACAGAAATGGCGGCAGCAGAGGTTCCAACACCTTCACCTGAAGGTTTAGGAGCACCAACGGACAGGCCACCTATGGTTGCGTAACCATAGCCCCTAGTTAATGGGCGACCTGTTCTTCCAACAGCACCCACAAGGAGAAAAAAATGGAAGAAGAAAAAAAGGTTCAAGAGGAATCCCAAGAGGAAACTTCAAAGGATCAAACAGAGGCTCTTCTCGAGCCTAGACCTTATAAGCGTAAAGCGGAAAAGGAAACAGACGATACAGCTACCGATTCAGAGGACACTGCTACAGAAAATGCAGCTACTCCCGAAGAACGCCCTGTTAACGCTGAAGAGAAGGTGTTTAAGAAACGTTATGATGATCTTAAACGCCATTACGATTCTACTGTCAATAAGCATAAAGGTGAAACTCTTAAACTTAAACGCCAGTTAGAAGATAACGCTGATAAGATAAAGTTACCCAAGACAAAAGAAGAAATAGAAGCTTGGAGGACTAAATATCCAGATGTCTATGATGTTATAGAAACTATAGCTCATACAAAGGCAGATGAAAAAGCCAAGAAAGTTGAAACCGGACTTAGAGAACTAGAAACAAAGCAACAGGAAGTTCAGAAAGACAAGGCGGAAGTGGAGCTGGCTAAACTTCATTCGGACTATAATGATATTAGGGCGGATGAAAAATTTCATGAATGGGTAGGCCAACAAGATTCTACAATTCAAGGATGGCTTTATGAAAATACGACTAATGCAACATTGGCTGCTCGTGCCATTGACTTGTATAAAATGGATACAGGTTATGGCAAGAAAAAGTCAAATAAATTAGAAGCATCTAAATCAGTAACATCAACTAGCAAACGTGACATGGATACAGGAGATAAAAAAATCTGGACGCTTACTGAAATAGCAAAGTTAAAACCTCAACAATTTGTAAAAATGGAAAAGGAAATTGATTTAGCTAGACAGGAAGGTAGAATTCGTAGTTAATCTTAACAGTCTATAGGAGGACTAATACTATGGCAGTAGCAAAAGGTGCCGGCTATACTAACTTACCTTCGGGTAATTGGTTACCGGTAATATACAGCCAGAAAGTCCAAAAGTTCTTTAGAACTGCATCAGTCGTAGAAGATATTACTAATACTGACTATGCAGGTGAGATTGAAAATTTCGGAGATACTGTCAACATTATTAAAGAGCCAAGCATAAGTGTAAACTCTTACGTTAGAGGTGGACATATCGCTATTCAAAATT